GAATGTTTAACTTCATGACGACTTTCTAAATGAAGTACTTCACCAGCACCTATAACTTCATGAAGAATTGCTGCGGCTTCATTAATTGAATGCTCTTCAATTCCTCCTACATTGATAATTTGTTTAGAAGCTTCTGGTAGTATAGCTGCATTCCATAATGGAATTAAACTATCATCAATATAACTAAACGCTCTTGTTTGTTCGCCATCTCCAAAAATTGTCATTGGTTTATTATTCATATGCTGAAACATCCAAATTCCTAATACATTACGATACTTGTCCCAAATATTTTGTTTAATACCATATACGTTATGAGGACGAATAATACACCAATCCAAACCATGTTGCTCACCAGCAATTTGAATATCCATTTCACACCCATACTTTGCTACTCCATATGGATCAATTGGCTTTGGAGTTTGCGTTTCATTGAAATAGCCTCCTTCGCCATGGCCATATACAGCAAGAGTTGATGTAAACACTAATCGTTTAACATCATGTTTAATACATTCATTAACAATATATGCAGTCGCTTTTAAATTGTTATCATAATTAAATGTTCTAATAAATGGAGACAATCCTTCAGCAGCATATGCAGCTAAATGAAATACGTAAGTAGGTTTGTATTTTTTAAAAATTAAAGATATACTATCTCCTATAATATTAGAATTAAAAAATTCTACTTTAGGATTGACATTTTCTAAATATCCTCCACTTAAATCGTCGATGCCTATTACTTGATACTCTGGATGATTTTCTATTATATAATCAGCTAATCTAGATCCTAATAAGCCTGCTACTCCTGTAATTAAAACTTTCATTATTTAATAATTTTTTTAAATATATTATCTATTGCATTTTTATTTCTAGCTCTACCTTCATTTGCTTTTCTTAATCTTTTTTCATTAACAATCATTTTATCTAGATTTGGTATTTCTTTTTTAGCTTCTTCTAAACGAGCTCTGTCTGCTTCTCCAATATTAATATCATTTTGTATTAATTCTTCTAACTCTTCTACAATTGCAGATTCATTAAATGTACGATGCTCTTCTATATAATTATAAGAATTTCTTTTGATAGTGTCTAAAAAAAGTTCAGAAATTTTTATTTTTATTTCTTCAATTACTATTTTTTGATGTGCAACCTTATCAGCTAAATTGTCTTTATTAAAAAAGTACAATTTAATATTTTCTGTAATAAGCCTATCTAAATAAGCACTTAATGTATCAATGTTAGTTACTCGCATCGTTGAATAATTGTTGTAAATGGATTGGTATTAAATTTCTTTCTAAAAAAGCTGAATAAGCTTTGGTTAATGGCATACAGCCAATTACTTTAACAGGCCGTACTGCTGAGTTCAGTCTGTCATCTATATATGTATACCCAACACAATATTGAGTGTTAATAGTAGACATATAGTCGGTTACTGGAGTGCTAGCTCGTAAATAAGCTATCCAATGCTCATCACTAAAATAATCTAATTCATTCATTTTCATAGACTCCACAATATATTCTAAAATATGAATTGCGGTCTTTTTAACAAAAACAGATCCTGTATTCCATTCCGGAGTTCTTATGTATGTGCAAGCTGCTATCTCTCCTAAAAATTTAGGAAATTTTAATTTATCAATTTGCCAATTGTCTTGATCATGAAACCAAAAATCATCGTTTAATACTCCTGATTTTACTAACTCGTACATACCATACCATTTATTATTGAATATGTTGTAAGTGCATATATCAGTTAATATATTTGATTTGATTCCTTTATATTCAAATTCAAAATTAGTACCTAATATAATATCTTCAGATTTCCATCCATAATGCAATGCATTATCAATTTGCATTTTAAATGTCTTAAATAATTCTTCATTATCATAACGAATCTTATCACTGACAATATTATAAATCATTACATTTTTCATATGGTCTCGTAAAAATTATTTTGCTTTTCCTGCCTGTCAATAGTTTTATGATGTAATAAACAATACTCCATTGCTGCTGGTAAATTAGCGTATGTATTAAATCCTGACAAACGCTCATGCACTTTATTTATCCAAACAATTTTAGGATCGTTTTTATAAATTCTCCATTGATAATCAGGAAAGTTAACAAACCCATTCATATCTACATTCCAGCCCCATTTAGCTGCATGCTCCTGAGTCAATCCATCTACAGTATTAATTCTAGGAACTAGATAAACTTCATTGTTTGGATTATATTCTAAAATATCAGGTAAGTTCTGAATTAGTGTCTCACTAATCATTTCATCAGCATCTATTTGAAAAATATAATCTCCAGAACACTTTGAGTTAAGTAAGTTCTTCCAATCAGCAAAGTGTTTATTAAAAGATTCTTTATACCAATAATATTCATTATTGATTGAGTGTGTTCTTAAAAATGATTCTATTTCAGGATCTCCATTTGTCTCGTCATACAGTATTACTATATTGTCTTGAGGACGCTTTGTTTTTATTAGAAAATGTAATAAGCGTTGTATCTCTACAAACTCATTGCATACTGTAATTGCATAACTAATTTTCATTATGCGTCTATTTTTTTAAGTTTAGGAAGAGTAATTTGAGGCATTGACTCTACTTTTTTCAATTTAGGTAAATTCAATCCTAACATTTTAGGAAACTCTGGCATTCTAGAATTTAGTACAGATCCTAACTTATCTTTCATTGCATCGAATGAGAAATTAGTTTTAATATGATGATATGTCTTTCTAGACTTTTCAGTGTATGATTTATAATTTTTAAATATATCTTTTAAGAAACCAGCTGCTACATTTAAGTCTACTGAAAACCATTCTGAATCTTCATTTAGAACACCTTTCCAAGCTGCGGACTTATGCACTTTGGTTAGAGTACCTGGAAGTAATACTGAAGTTTCTGTATTTAAAAAGTCTACATGGCCTGACCAATTAGATGTGATAATTGGTTTGCCTGTTATCGCAGCTTCAATTAAAGGTCGACCAAATCCTTCTCCTTTAGTAAATGACACATGCGCCTTAACCTTATTATGATTATATAAATCATTCATTTCTTCCTCAGTAAAATCTCCATACGCTAAATATACTTTTGGAAGAACTTTGCTGTCTACAGAAGCTTTAATTTGGTTAATTCGATTAATCATATCGTTACGATCTATTACCGATAACGCGCCACCTGAAGTCTTTAATATCAATGCGGGTGCATTTTGTTTATTTTTAAATGACTCGTAAAATGTTTTAATTAATCCAGATACATTTTTTCTATCTTCACCGAAAGCACCTGGAAGCCAATGACCTACAAATAAGAAACAAAATTCTTCTTTAATGTCTTTAAATAAATTTTCAATATTAGGTTCGCTAGTATATTCCTTTTTAAATTTATCTAAACGAATACCTTCAAATAATACTTCTACTGGAGTTGTTAATTTAACATTTCCTATATTTTGTTTTGTATTTTGATCAATACGTTGATATTCAGTGCTTTCAAATACTTTTTTATCATGCTCTGAAGAAGCTAGAATTAAATCCATTTTATTACAACCTTCAATCCAAGACGCATCGCATATAGTAGTTTCAATGCCAGCAGTAACGCCAATATTAAATTTACCTAATTTTTGAAATTCATTAGGGACTGTAACCTGCATAAATATTTCAGGTTGCTGTTGAAGTTGTTGAATTAATAATCTAGATACAATATCTTCGTCTTTATCTGATAATGCGTTCATTGGAGTGCTACCCCAACGTGTATTTATAATTTTTATATCATATTTGTCCAATGCAATTAATGCACGAACTAAATCTCTTGACCTTTCACAATATCCTGAACGTGTACCGACAGGAGCTTGGAATACTAATACTGGTTTGCTCATAACTTTTAGATTTTAAATAATTCAATTCGTTTTCTTGGTTTCCATTTTACTAACAATGTATTAATGTCTTTAATAAAATTATTACCCATTGATTCTGCTGACAACCCAATTTCAGGTTTCATAAAATGATTACGACCTTTTTGTCCTGCAGCTGCTCTATCTTCATTAGACATCATCCACCAATAGTGAATTGCATCAGCACATTCTTTATAATCAACAATGTCATCAAATATATAAGGAGTTGGAACAGATCCTTGAAGTGTTCTTACTGCTGGGAATACTGGCTTAGCCCAAACTCCATGCTGATGATATTTCCCTTCAGCGTTGGTTTGAAACTCGTCATTATAATCATCTGCCATTACATACTCCTTGATGCTTTTCTTAAAGCCACATTGATCTTGAAGACCTCCGGTAACATTAACTACAATTGGAGTACCTGCCATAACAGACTCTGCAGTACCTAATCCAAATCCTTCATTAGAAGCGATGTTAGCACTAATGTCTGATAAATTACAAAGATAATTTAATTCTTGTACTGACAATAATCGTTTATTAGTAAATGATATTGGATACATTGGACATAACTCATTAATAACTGCGGGTAAGTCAGTTCCATTTTCATCAATAGGATCCGTGTGCATTAACAATAAACATGTTGCAGCTTCTTCTTTAGATAACTTATCACAAAATGTTTTATAAGCTAAAATTAAATCTGAAGTGTGTTTTCTACGAATGTTCCTAGCATTGTAAAATGTTACAAATTTAGTTTCTTTAGGAATTAATGAGTCTTTAAATTTAATAAATGCTTCATATTGAGCATGATCCTTATCAATTGGAAAGAAATTACTATGATTAATACCATGAGGTACATAAGTAATTTGCCAATCTTCATAATTACGATCTTTTAAAACTTGCTTAACAATATTGTAAGTTTGTTTTGAAATACACATTAACAAGTCACAAGACTCATAATATGGCTTGTTATATCTAGGATATGGAGTGTCATCCCAAATAGTATAATACATTAATGGAATCGTTTGACGTAATTCATGCTCCATTGAATACAACCAACCCCAAAATCTAGGATCTGTAAAATGCAGGATAGCATCAGGTTGCTCAATTTGAATAAGCTCTCTTAAGATGTCAGGACTTCCATATCCTGTATTAGCATATAATTTAACATTTGCGTCTGCCACTCCTGTTTGAGCAGCGACGTCTTGAGATAGATCAAATACTTTACCTTGATCAGGATGTTGAAGTGCGGCTCCTAATTGAACCCAGTCAAATTCCTTAACAGTATTTAAAACAATTTCTCGAGATACGGTTGCAATGCCTGAATGCATTCGCAAGTCGTCAGATAATAGAAGAATTTTTTTCTTTTTTGTCATAACCTTTTTATTTATATATAAATATGTAAACCTTACTTATTCATTGAAATTTTCAAGATTTTTTCTTAAAAATCCATTTATCAATGTTCCAAAATATAAGTGCACCAACAAATTGGAACCCAATAATAGTCCAGAAATTATTCCAACCCCAAATGTCATGCATCAGATACATACAAGGCCATGATATCACTACTCCTATTTGCCATTTTGCATGATAAATTCCATAGCGCTTCCAATTAAATCTTTTGAGTGATAGTTTCTTTTTCATTGATTAGTCTATTAAGTTTAAATTGCTCTCTTTCTATTTTTTTAGCAAACTCATTGATAACAAGATCTTTAAATTCTTCACTTTGAATTATTTTACCATTGGCATACTTCAAGCCATTATACCATGATCCTACCGTGTCACTTTTAGCTCCATAATCTATCATGATCTGTACATGGCCATTGTCCTCACACTTTAAATTATATTTGTTTAGATCATGAGAGGGCATCCATAACTTTATAACAATTGACCCTCCGTCACGAAGTGAATCAATATCTCTAATTATTATCATACTTTTTCGTTTATAATTACTGCTGGTTTATTATGTTTAATTGATTCGTTTATTGCGTGATCGGTACCTGGAGATTTGCCTTCACTGCGAAAGCATATTAACTTATCACAATATTTTACAATTAATGAGTTGCGATGAAATAATTGAGATACGTGATATGGCTTACCATAATAAGACTCTGGCAATGCTGAATATAAATTTTTATTAGTGTGTGCTGGATTGAACTCTATATAACTCACTCCTAGCTCTAAACAATATTTCTTTACATACTTATCAGCTCCACTTTGAGTACCTCCTGATGCGATTAGCAATTTATCTCCGAAAGTGTTTTTCAATTTGAAAATCATATCCCGAATCTTTCTCTTGTTCTCGTAAGTCCTAGACCCAATTAATGCAATCTTTATCTTATCCGAGCTTGTTTCCAATTTGTATCTATTTAACATTATTTTATTCTATTTGCTTTTGGGCATAAATCTTCTTTATTTGCAAACTCACACCATCTGCAGTTCTTAAGTCCCGTTAATCCTATTGCAGGAAATATTCCATCAGTCTTATAAGATCCGTCTTGATTAAATCCAACATTAATAAAAGACTCAATATCTCTTAAAAGTTTATTACGAGTCGGCTTACCTGAAGCAGGAACAAACTCTTGAATACGCTTTTGTGGATACATAAACCCTTCAATTAATTTTCTTTTAACAATTACATACTTAATGTCAATCTTCTCCTCATCATATCCATATTGCTTAGCAAAATATGATTTATACAAAACCAATTGTGATGCTTTGGTCTTATCTGCCTTTGCATACGCATTCCAACCTTTAGTAGAAGTCTTAAAGTCAATAATAATTATTTTATCAGACTCAATATGACGAATTACTATATCTAAAAATCCATTCATAATCACTTTTGGATTATTGTCTGAAGCTTGAATATATAAAGGCATTTCAATACCTACTAATTCAAAACCTTGATTAGTAAAGTAAGAACTACGATTCTTTTTAAACCATTCTAAAATAGCAACTCCATCTTCATAAAATTCATTTAATTGAGTCGATGTTGAGAAGTGCGCTCCGCCTAAGTCTTGCACTGCCATCATATAATGCTGAGTCATTTGCTCTTGCAAACACTCTGGCAAATTTAACCGGTCAGCAGCTTTAACTGAGTCACTAAACATAGTATGTAAATACCATTGGATAGTATCATGAAAAGCAGACCCAAATACTGTATGTATTGAAGGTCCGCCTAATCTAATTTTATCGATATATGTTAATTTCCATTTTTGTGGACAGCTGGACCACATAGCATACTGACTATATGAAATAGTCTTATCGCCTTCCTTCTTAACAGGAGCGACTGCTCTAAATAACTGTTTGAGTGAACTTACTGCCATATCTTAATTTTTATATAATATAAATTTAAGAAATTCTATTGTAAGTACCAAATTAAAGTCCGGCGTATTTCAAAAGACTTTCCTTTTCTAAAATAGAGAATACTTGAGTTTTAAGTTCTTCAAAAGATCCATTGTTGTCGACAACATAATCCCATTTGGTATAATCATCTAATGCCGTCTCTGAAGCGTGAGTAGTTCCAATGGTATTACCAGAGTCTCTAATTACTTTAATAGTAATGCCATTATGAGCTTTCGCGGCTTCTAATTCATTTGGAAATCTAGTATCTGTGATGAGCCAATTAGGAAGTTGAGCATGAAATTCTGCAGGTACATCTGGAAAGAATGGTCTTGGTTTATAATCAGCGAACAAGGCATTCACCCATACATTCTTATGCAACCCATTTCTCATAGCTTCGGTGCCTAACTTTTGAAGCAAGTCTCTGTAAGTCATTCCCCACTCAGCACCCATATCTTGCTTTTTGAATTCTTGATCTTCAAAATTAATTTTTGGTACTCCTGATAAAATCTCTGCAATGACTTTTAATTTACCGGCATACTTTTTTATTTCCCAATTATAGTATGGAGTTATTGATTGTATTATATCAGCTACTGTATCTTTGCCAGTGCCAATTTTTCCGCTTATAGAAATTATTGCCATATATTTTATTCTTCAAAGTGTTCTAAAGATTTAATCAATGTATCATTTGCGAAACATTGATAAGCGGCCCATGACCCGAATACTGTAAAAGATAAATAGCCGTCTGGATCATCAAATTTATTTAAGACTACTGCTTCAAATTTTGAATCAGTGTCAGCTTCATTTAAGTTATGAATAATGTTCCATAAATGATTTTCGTCTTCTGGCAATATGCCTACGTAAAAATTAATTTTTTTCATTCTTTAATAATTTTGTAACCTCCTTATCAGTCTTACCATACTTTTTTATTATTTCCTTTACCGGATCTAAGCTGGTATCGCTATATATATCTAAATACTCTATAGCTTCTTTTTCACTGACTAAGAAGTGCTTTGACAGTAATTCAACCAGGTCTGAGTTATATTTATCTGTCGTCTTTCCTTTGATATACTTATTATATTGCTTTTGTTTAGGGAGAATATCAGAGTATAGTTTATATACTTCTCTGGCATCTAACCCACCTATAGTATACTTTTGAAATTCATTAATTAACTCAACAAAGTCCATATTCATAGATAGAAATCTATTTATCATGTATGGACTAAATGACTTACGATCTAATTCACTAAGTGAATCCCACTTAACCTTTTTATCTGTAATACCGGATAAATGATCAAATAGTGTTTTTGCCTTAAGCTCCGACATTTAAATCAAACTCTTTGTTTACATTACCACAAGCCGTACACATAAATACTTGCACAGGAACTATTTGATCGTCTGCAGTACCTGCTAATAACTTAGGAACTTTCCTAAACTTCATAGCTTGCATAAACATATCATTTTCACATTCTGCATTGTCACAGATAATTGGAACTGTTTTTGTGATGTCAATCTTCGGACCTTGCTGTCCTTGTTTACCTAAACTCTTTTGCATAATTTAATTTATTTGTTTAGCAATATCTTGCTTTGCTATTTTAATTATTTGATTTTTAGTTTCAATTGAAACTCTACTCCAATTTATCATATCCCATTTATCTTGCATTTCCTGCTTAGGAGTAGGTTCAGCTTCATCAATCCAAACTTTAGTTTTAAGGTCTTCTAATCGTTTCTCTAAATGAGGTACTTTTGATTTATAAAAAGCTAAATGATTTAAATGTTCCATGTTTAACCCTGATTCTTTTTTACGGCTAAACAAATTTTTAATAAAATTTACAATTTGTTTCATTAGTATAATTCGTTTATAATTTTAATAAACATTGCCATTACATTGATCTCTTTATCAACGGCAAATGAATCTTGATATTGAGCTTCTGCTATGATAAGAATTACTCCAGCTATATGACCAACAGCAAATGTATCTACATTGTCATACAGATGCCTGTATAATGCAGTGTAGTCTTTTACTTGAGAATCAGCTAGCAACTGGCGAATTGAAGTAAACAACTGTTTCTTGTCTGGTTTAGAGACTAGCAATTCGATAATCTTGTCTGCATAATTAGCTTCAATTAAAGATTGTTTATCTATTTGTAATTCACCTTTTACTACTTGCCTCTGACAGGAATTAAGTATCCGTCTTATGTCTGGATATCCTGCATTAATTATTGAAACCAGGTCTTCAGGTTTCGCCGTAACCCCTTCTGTTTGAAGTATTGAATTTACTCGAATAGCCACATCTTTCTTTGACGGTGGAGTGATACCAAATACTTGACATCGTGACTGAATAGGATCAATTATCTTTTCAACATAGTTGCAAGTTAAAATAAACCTAGTAGTCTTTGAAAACGTTTCCATCAAATTTCGAAGAGCTGCTTGAGCGTTTGGGGTCAAGTAGTCGGCTTCATCTAGGATGATTAATTTCCATTGACGAAATCCGATTGTGCTAGCAAAGCTTTTAATTTTCTCTCTAACTGTATCTACATTGTTTTCGTCTGATGCATTAATATACATCAAATCACAATCTATATTTTTTGCTATTAGTTTAGCTAGAGTAGTCTTACCAGTTCCTGCAGTACCATAAAATAACAAATGCGGAACATCACCACTCTCTATATAGATTTTTACTTTTTCTATGATAGAAGTATTTCCTACATATCCATCTAATTGCTCCGGTCGATATTTTTCAGTCCAAAGAGTATGTTCGTTATTTCCGTACATTGCTATTTAATATTTTGTTTATTTAATGATCTAATTAATTCTTCTACTGTAATAATATTAGAGTATATACTTGACTCCGATTTCACAGCATACAATTCATGTAACATAGAATGAAGACTGCGTGCTATTAACACACAATCTTCAACCGTTATTTCTTTTTTCTTTTTTGCCATAATTAAGCAATAGTCAATTTAACTAAATAATATGATGAAGAGTATTCAGCATTTTCAAAAGTTACTTTTGCTAATCCTTTAGAAGACACTTCTAACATTCCTGTCGCGTCTGCATTTGCATTTAAAATTTCTTTAAACAATTTAGCAGAGAAACATACAGTATCCATTTGCTTAGACTCTTTAGGAGTTGCCTTAAATACAATACGATTGGTATTCACACTTGAGTGATTGATAATAATTTTAGTTTCTTCCCCATCACATTGAACACCAAAGTTATCAGACTCAGGTAACGCATTAGCTGCTTTCTTAAAGTTATTTGCAAAGTCTTTATTCAATTCAATCTTAACATCAAAGTCAGGAAGTGATTTTAAATTAGGAACTTGACGAATAACAGATAAGTCTGCTAACATGTAAGTTACATTAGTACTTGAATCTTTGAAATTGATAGAATACATTTTCTTTTCTACCTCTCCAAAAGTTACATCTATTTTCTCATCAACTGCTGATAACATCTTAACCAATTGAGAAGTTGCATAAACTCCTAACTCAGCATCTGGTGCATCAAAGTTATTAAGAACTACTTCACCAATTACATTCTGATCAGTGCTAATGAATTTAGTAGTCAGCTTTTTGTCTTCTACTACCAACTTTGCCGAGTCTGTATTACCTGCTAAGAAGTAACGATTCACAAAGCCTATAAATTTTGATTTTTCCATTTTATTTTATTTTTATTTAATATAAGATATTCTTTTCAAGATGCCAAATTAATATTCAGCATTTTGATTATTTTGTTTAGTTTCTTCTGGAATATTAACAAGAGCACATTCAGTTGTCATAATCATTGAAGCTACGGAAGCTGCATTTTGCAATGCCACTCGAGTTACCTTAGTCGGATCAATAATACCTGAAGCAATCATATTAACATACTCTCCTGTCCTTGCATTGTATCCAAAGTCAGATAAGCCATTACGAACTTGTTCAATTACCACAGCTCCTTCTACACCTGCATTGATGCAAATTTGACGCAAAGGTTCTTCAATTGCTCTTTTAACAATTTGAATACCTACAGTCTCATCATCAGTGTCTCCTTTAAGAGTTTCCAATAAATGTAAACATCTAATTAACGCAACACCACCGCCTGCTACAATTCCTTCTTCTACAGCTGCACGAGTAGCGTGTAAAGCATCATCAACACGATCTTTCTTTTCTTTCATTTCAACTTCAGAAGCTGCTCCAATATAAAGAATAGCAACACCTCCTGTTAATTTAGCTAAACGATCTTGTAATTTTTCTTTTTCAAAATCTGACTTTGCTAAATCAATTTGACTTTTAATTTCTTTGATACGTTCTACAATTGCATCTTTATCACCAGCACCATCAATAATAGTACAAGTATCTTTACCTACTATTATCTTAGCAGCTTCACCTAAGTGAGATAATTCAGCTTCTTCTAATTTATGACCCATCTCTTCAAATAAGGCAGTACCTCCTGTTAAGATTGCAATGTCTTTTAACATTTCTTTACGCTTATCTCCGAAACCTGGAGCTTTAACTGCACATACTTTCAATCCAGCTCTCACTCTATTAACTACTAAAGTAGCTAAAGCTTCTTGCTCAACATCTTCTGCAATGATTAATAAAGGCCGGCCGGTGCTTACTGCCTTTTCTAAAATAGGAAGTAAGTCAGACATTAAACTAATTTTCTTTTCATAAATTAGAATAATTGGATTTTCCATTTCTGCTTCCATTTTCTCTGCGTTAGTTGCAAAGTAAGGAGATAAATAACCTCTGTCAAACTGAAGACCTTCAACAGTCTTTAATTCAGTTTCCATACCTTTAGCTTCTTCTACAGTAATAACACCATCCTTACCTACAATTTTAACTGCGTGTGCAATTAACTCGCCAATGCTAGAATCGTTATTAGCTGAAATAGTAGCTACCTGTTTAATTGTATCATCATCTGCTACAATCTGAGACATAGCCTTTAGATTTTCTACTACAACATCAACTGCTTTGTCAATACCTTTTTTAAGGTCAATTGGATTAACACCGGTCGCAATCGATTTCATACCTGAAGTCATAATAGCTTGAGCTAATACAGTTGCTGTAGTAGTACCGTCACCAGCTTCAGTTGCTGTCTTAGAAGCTACTTCTTTAACTAATTGAGCTCCCATATTTTCCAATGGGTCTGTCAATTCAATTTCTTTTGCAACCGTTACTCCGTCTTTTGTAATTATAGGAGCTCCGAATTTTTTACCAATAACTACATTGCGACCTTTAGGTCCTAAAGTTACTTTTACTGCGTTTGCCAATTTGTCAACGCCTCTTTTAAGTCCATTGCGACTTTCTAAATCAAAATAGATTTCTTTTGCCATACTTGTTTTTTGTTTATATTATATATTTTCTAATTCACCCCACCCACCTAACGCATCTTCAATACGCTGTTGCGGAACTTCTTCTGTTTCTTTTGTTTCATCCACTACTTCTTTCTTTTCTCTTTTCTTAACTACTTTTGGTTCCACAAATGAATTAAAGTCGGCAAAGTTAAAAAATTCTTCATGAACTTCTTTTGCAATATTCATTACATTCTCTCCGCCAAATTTAACATAGAATTGTCTATATCTTTCATACACTGCAATTGGATCAGAGGATACAAACATTTCTTCCATTGACTTTAAAATTTGTATTAAGTCATTTGGAATTAATTCTGCTAGAACTTCTAATGGACAAGTATTAACTAACTTCTCTACCTGATCTGCAGTGTATACATACATATACAAATTATGATAAGTTAATCGAGTAACTGCTTCTGTCGAATAATTTTTTACTGTATCCCATTTCAAATACTCAACACCTGGATGATTAATTAATGACGGAACGTGTCCTGTAGTTGGATATACAATATTACTTGAATCTTTAGGAAAGTATAACATATTAAATACTTGATCTTTCCAATTAGGACTCCATACCATTTGCCCAAAGATAGGATACTGACCTGGAGATGAACTATCTGTTGATACAGTAATTCTATTATTAGTATGTATATTTAATAATTTCTGTAATTGAGATAAAATGAAAAAGTCAGATACTTTTGAAATGCCTAATAAGTGAACCCAAGTATTATATTCTTTATCAAACTCTTTTTCTTTAATCATTAAAGCTAGAATATACATAAAGTCTACAAGACGTCTAGATGAACCTATACACCATCCACCAAACTCCATATCTCTAACAGTCTTATACCAATGAGAAAACTCTACAGGATTAGAACCTTGAACTACATTTAAAAATTTAGTCTTACCAGTTTGTTTCTTTTCAAAATATTTAAAATTATCTAAACTGATATCTAAAGACTCTTGGAACCTTCCTTCATAAGTCACGCGTGGCGGAATATCTATATTACAAGCAATGTCTGAATTGTTTTCTAACCATTCAAAAATTCTATCACGTAATGCCATATCCCATTTCAATGCACCAGTTGCAATTTGGAATCCACCAGAGTCGCCAAATACTAAAGTATCTTGCAATCCCCAAGTTTGTCTAATGTTATCTTTCTTATAAAGATGACCTGCTGTCATCAAGAAGTATTTATATCTCCACTCCTCAGGAGTACGGTCATCCCAAAATCTATAAGGGACACCGGGTGCTACTTCCATATCTTTAGTTAGTGGAGAAGCATAAGCTCCACTCGACAAACTAGGGAAATAGCAGAGTTTTTTTGGACTATTTGATTTTAATATCATAACTTTATTTATTTATACTTAAATATAGGAAATTCTTATGTGTCTACCAAATTAATTTGAAAACTTTTTACCTTTATTCCAAGGAATTCTAGGCACATAAGTTCCATTTTTAATTTTTTCTTCTTTATTTCGTTTTCTAGAAGCCATACATTTTTTAACAATTTCAAGGTCTTTCATAGAATTTATCTTTTTAGATAAAGAATTTTTAATTTTATTTACAGTTTCCAAACTTGGCGAAATGCCTTTATTCCATGCAGTTCTTCCGGTGGGTCGACCCTTCATATTTTCATAATGTACTAATCGAGCGGGTGTCATAACTTTTTTCTTTCCTTTAGTAGCTTTAGATAGTTTAGCTTTATATTCATCACTTCTCGGATGCTTTAATCCTAAATTAATATCTCGTAATTTTTGTTTTGTATCTTCCGACATAATTCGGCCAGTCATTTGTTTAGTTAAATAAGGAATCCATTTATCTTTTGCTTCTTGATACATTCTACTCGACGGAGTGTAATTACTTAGTTTATATCTTAACGCATTTTTTAAATTACACATACGAAAAAATGCATGAGCTAATTTATTAGAATCAATATATACTCGTATTAATAGCCAATGGCATATAAAATGCTCACGAGCTGTTAATAAAACTAAATTTTCTTTTTTATTACTGCCTCCTAAACATTTAGGTACAATATGGTGCTTTTCATAATACACACTAGTTCCTTTAATTCGATTTTCAGTTCGAGCTTTTTCTATTATTTGATTGTATATTTTTTCGTAATTCATAATACCTAGTCATTATTGAATCTTTATTTTTTTGATAGTATTCATCATTCCATCGTTTTCTAGCAGTCTTTTGCTCCTCAACGGTTTGATATTTTTTCTTTCTACCCATTCAATAATAATTATATACTTATGAAAAAAACTTATGAAATAGTACCAAATATTTCTTTAATAATTGGCTCTGAATCGTAAAAGGTTTCAAATAAATGTGTCTGCTGTTCTTTAATTAAAGGAATATAAAAATCATAATTTTCAATTAGATGTTTTATCTTACCTGTTAAGTCTGGAGCGAATTTACTGTAATTGAAAATATTTGCCGTCCATTCAGCTGGATATCTAAAATCTAAAGGAACTAAATCTTTTAACCCTTCAATATCAGGTACCAAAGGTATAGTGCCTAGCAAAAAACATTCATAAATTTCTTTTCCAATATTTGGAGAGTCGTAAGGAAGAAATGCAACTTTAGCTTTAGCAATTTGATTTAATAATTGATCTCGAGTTAATGGAAGACGTTCTTGAGCAAATATAACTTTTATATCTTTGTACACTCGTATAAAGTCGTATACAATCTGTTCCTGTAGCGTTGAATACTTATTCCATGGAAAGATAACCATGCTTTGTTTAAAGTAACTATCCTTATATAAAGACATATCCAATATTAAATACTCTAATGGAAAAGGCATTACATTTAATCTTTCAGGAAATACAAATTTAGAAACGTATATACGAAACTGCTCTTTATGAAATTCAGATATAAAAAATGATTTATCTAAACAACGAAAAGATGCCCTTTCATGTACCTTTCTCCAATTACGATCATTTAATGGACGATACTCTGAATCTAAATTTAAGTAACACCCACGTGACCAAAAGCCAATCATCTTAACCGGCACTTGATAATTTTCTGACCAGTGTCTAACATACACAGTCATTGACGACCAAGCATTAGGAAACACAAATAAATCGTCAGGAGTAATTACTCCATTCTGAAAATGTTGCTTAATTAATGAAGGGTCCATAATTTCTACAACTTCAAACTCATTAGGCTTTGTAGACTCTACATACCCATGAAGAATAGAAGCTAAATGACTTTCCCAAGAATTCTCGTCAGTAATAAGTGGGTCTATTACTACATAAACTCTTTTCATAGCTTTTCTACTCTAGCTCCATTTTCCATATCTTCCCAACATTCAACCCAATCACATTCAAATCTTTCTAGCAATTCTCTAGATAACATTTCACAAGACTTAGGCCCAAACTCTAAAGTTCTAGATTGATTATCTGAATATTGATTATGTAAATAATTTAATACATCCCGTTTAAACATAATAAACTCTACATCTCGATCATCGTGATTAACCATTTTAGCTAAAGTAAAATGAAACATATGTCTATGTCTATCTGCTAAAAATGCAACTTCTGGAAACAACTCTGCTGCTTTTGGGAAGTTGTGCATTCCGTCTACTGCTAGCTTAACTAATACTACCGTCTTTGTTATCATGTTTTTCTTTTATTATTTTTAAATTTTCTTCTGCTATCTTAGCAATAATTTCTTTAATTTCAGACATTGAATGCTCATAATCTTTTTCCAACTCAAAATTAATTTCGTCTGTTTTAACTTTTAATTTTATCATACTATTTCATCTATTAGTTTATACTGCAAAGCTTCTTCTGGAGACATATACCAATCAAATTTAACTTTTTTACTATCGTCTAATTGCTTTCGCTTCAATGAAGTTTTGCTAATTAAATAATCGTCATACACTTTCATTATTCGTTTAGTCTCTTGAAGATTTTCATTCAAGGTAGAAAGCTTTTCATATGGCAATTGATCTAGGCATTCGTGATACATAAAAGTCGATAACTTATGACCAAATCGTTGATGACCTGAAACTAAAATTAATAAAGCCATTGACATTGCCGATCCATAACAATATGTATGCACAGGAGTTTTAGATTTTTCTATAACACCAATTAAAGCAAATCCATCATATACCGAACCTCCCATGCTATTAACAATTAATTTGATAGGAGTTCTTGTATACTCAACTACATTATCTTCATTCTCGTCGTCAATTTCATTAATGTCACAAATGTCTTGCATTATTTCACTAACCGTTAACTCATCAACCTCTCCACTTAATATAAGTGTTCGTGATAAATTTTCTTTATCTAATCTAGATGTCTTACTTTTTTTCTGTGCTATTTTATTCATAACTTAAATTTTAACTAAATGAAAAGAAATCTGCCATATTATCATTCTTAGGTATGCCTCCCCAATTCAAAGCTTGATAAAAATCACCTAACTTATTTTCCAAAGAAGCAATAAATATCCTTTCATAATCAATATATTGAGTTATAAATTTAATAATTTCTTTTGGATCTTCAAAGCCCTTTACAGCTAAAGTATCTAATCCTAATGGATTTTGTTTAAGATAAGTCCATTTAATTTTTTCTCCATCCAATATAGGTTGTGAAGCCGTAATATTATAATATATCATTAAGTCATTATAATTCAATGCCGACTTAGCGTGTATTGGAGTTCCTTTAACTCTGTTACCAAATACTTGACCTTTAATCTTTTTAGTTTTGTATTTGGATAATTCTTTAATACCTGTCGGAAACATAATGTCAAACATAGGTTTAGTTTTCATATCTTCTCGAAATGCTAACACCTTATCATCAATTTTTTTCTTTTCAGAAATATTTAAAATGTCAATTAAGATACCTGACATAAACTCTCTAAATGCTTTTGGAAAATTACTTCTTACAACATCCATACCTTTAACATCTAACTTCCACTCTTTAGCTCCGTTAGTCATTTGTGATATTAATACTCCTTTCTCAGAAATAATTTTTTGTGCATAACGTTTTTTTGCAATCCACAAACCAGATTCAGATACATACTCTTGTTTAATATTTAAAAAGTGTTTATCTGAATTTAAAAAGTGCTTACAAAATTCATCCCAAGATGCATTAATATAATTTTCAACTACTTGAGAAGTTTTATAAGTAACGTCAATCTTCTCTTGCTTGGTCATCTCTTTACCCATCTTAGTTTCCATTAAGTCAATAATTGGCTTAGCTGAAAAGTAATTGGAATCTGTATCTACATAAATTACATACTCTTTATCAACTCCTGTCTGTTTAGTAAACCATTCATTGCCTTTCATCATGGCGTGACGAATAACTTGCTGACCTGTTAATGTAATTGACTCTGCATTATCTAAATCATGAAATCTAAATCCAGGAGCTCCTAAAGCTCCATATAAAGAGTTATTTACAATCTTCATAGTGTGCTGTCTGGAGTCAAAGAATTTAGACATATCAGCATTACCCTCCTTACCATACTTCTTTGCTAAGCCACGATATTCTTCACGCTCGCCCATCCAAGTTTCTAATATAGAAGGAATCAATCCACTTTTGGAATAATCATATACAACACCAATAGAAGATACTGTAAATTTATTATCTACTAACCATTGTCTAAATTCTACAATTGGAATCATTACGTGCTTAGCACCTGATTTAATTTTAGCATTGGCATTGGAAAAAGAGTCAGTCCAAAAATCATTTTTAACTGCATCCCAATTTTCTACTCTACCTACTTTGGTCTCTGGAGATATATTTAACGTTCTAATAATAGAAGGATATAGTGAAGCCATATCCTCATCAAACACCCATTCATATAAACCTGGTATTGGATCTTTTACATAAGCTCCAGCAAAATCATTAGAATGTGGATCTGTCGATTCTGCAGAGTGATCTCTTAACTTTCTATTAGGAGCAATAATGCCTAAACGTTTCATATACGTTACACAGGCTCCATCTAAATATCTAGTTGTAAAATAAACATCTTCATAAGGCACATGACCTTTATGACAGATACCTCGAGCCAAAGATAGGAATTTAAGTTTTTCATCTAACTCTAAAACTAATATAACGTCATTGATATTATATGCAATAAACTTTTCAGGATCTGTTTTATATAAATGATCCAAAGTTCCTTCATATTCAATTTTACCTTTACCTAATTCTTTTTTAGAAATAGAATCTAACGAATAAGACACCTCTTCAGAGTATGTAAATAATTTATACAATGCCATGTAATCTAAACAACTAACACCCATAATTCTATAACGATTACGATGTTGAAGATAAATTACTTCATTGATTGGAGATAGCGAATCGGCATATTCCTTACCTACTACCTTTGTCATACGATTATATAAATAAGGAATATCAAAGAAATCAATATTCCATCCTGTTATAATGGTCGGTCTTATTTCTTGATAGTGAGCTAGAAATCTAGAAATCAATTCGTGTTCAGTTTGAACTACTTCTAAAATTAAATTAGCATCTGTATATGGCTTTAAAGTTCTTTTAGCATCGACAATAATAGCTACTGACTGATTGCCTACTCTATCATGAAAGGCAATTGAAGTCATTGGTTGCCAAGCATCTTCTGCTGACGAAAAGCCTCCTTCGGTATTTACTTCAATATCTATAAATAATTCTCTATGTCCTATTGAAGGCTCATCTGTTTGAAAATATAAATCAATTAAAGTTCTAGTCTCTGGATTAATATCTGATTCATATATATGACCTTTTTGAACATCCATTTCATCCCAATCAGTTACTCTATCAACTTTCGATCCATCTAAAGCTGCATGACGACCATGAGAATTTTTCTTATAAGCATATTTTTTATATGGGAATTTAAGATGACCATTTTTGTCATCCCAGACGTGCATAATATTTTTATGCTTTTGATATGCTATATTTTGGTACATCTTATTTTTCTGATTTAATTATATCAATCATTGTTTGTGCATTGTTATTCCACTTTGCTGTCCACTCAAAAGGAACAGTTAAGTCACAACTGTCAAATAGAAAATCAATATCTTTAACTCTGTCATATACATTGACAGACGGTACCATTTCAGGGCAACATGCTCTATTTGGAACTAATATATTACAATTAAAGAAAATAGCTTCTTGTATTGTATATCCAAAAGTTTCTTGATAACAGGTTGATAAATACCAACGAGCCTTTGCCATTAAAGTAAAATATTCTTTTTTAGTTAAGTTAAATTTAAACTCGATATTTCTAGGCAGATTAGTTCCACAATCTTTTACAGGACCTGAAGACGTAACTATTATTTTTTTATTTGTGCTATTGGCATATTGAATTAACTCGCCTAAGCCTTTTTCATTACACCACCTATGAGGCCAAATAACAAAATCTTCTTTTACAACATATCCAATCTCTTCATGAAACTCTTGCATATAATTCAAGTCCCAAATTAAACCTGTCGTATGCACTGTAGCTGTATTCAATCCAAAATATTCACATACATTATATTTGTGATCGTCGCTACCTACAAAAATGCCATCACAAATTTGATGATATCCTAATTCAGAAGCGTCTGCCCAATGACCTAATTTTTGTACAAAGTCTGTGCTATCAGCTCTACCAGCATAATTAATTCCATATACCTTAACATCAATATCTTGAAGCTCTGCCATGTATTTAATCATTTCAATACCTGGGAAGAATATATCTCCTATTAGAAATGCATCTCCATTATTAACTTTGCCTTCATTGAAAAGGTCTGCAATCATTTGCAACTGTGCTGCTTTGAATTTGCAAGTATTAACAATATCTAAAAATTGACCACGCTTGATTTCTTTGTCAATTTCTACCTTCGGATACAATGAAATGTCTACTTTAGGGTAAATAGCTGCATTCATCATTTGGGTATAGCGAGCTGGTAACTCTTCTATAGGAATGTAAATTATTTTATTTTTTGTCATAACTTTTTATTTTAATAAAATATATGATTTTCTATTCAAAAAAGCTAGAGATAGTTTTGTTTTCTTTTGGTAATTCTTTTTTAATTAAATTACCATTATCATCTGGAACTCCTAAGTAAGTAAATTGCTTTTCATGAAGTATTTGATACCAAGATTGATTGGTGTATATAGCTTCTATATCTGAAGTAAGATATATTGTTCCTTTTGTATTTTCCGTTCTAAAATAATCTTCTAAAGACATCCAAAACCCTTTATGCTCTTTTAAATAAGTATAAAGACGATTGCGTGGTTCTTGTTTTGCTTGCACTCCACCAAAAGCATCTTCAACTAAATTTAACAAAGCTGTTTCATAATCTACTTTATATTGAGTAAATTCCAACTCTACTTTAGTCTCATCTACTTTCCAGGTATTATAAGCTGACCATATTATATCCGATACTTCTTTGGAATCTGCAACTATTAAATTGCTCATGCCTTGAAAATTATAATGCCAATCATAATTGCGTAAAACAACTGTCGGCATAAATCGAAGAGCCTCTAAAACTGCAATACCAAAGGATTCATTTTTATAAGGCATAAATGCTACTTTGGCAGATTGAATTATTTTTGCTTTCTCTTCTCCTACAACATCACATTTGATTTCATAATTGGTATGACCTATAGCAGCAAAGTCAGCTTCAAACTTTTTAACGTGTGCAGAACGAGTTAGCACTTTTGCTTTTAACTCAACTCCATGCTTTGCTTTTATATCGGCCAGTACCTTAATATACATACCCGGATTCTTTCTATCCTCGTGTCTTCCTATATAGAGTACCCCTTCCTTCTCAAGATTGTATACGACGTTAGAATCGGTTAATGGATAAGGCTGAATATATAAATTAGGATTGGAGTAAGGCAATTTAGATAGTAGCTTTGCTTTATTTTGTTTAGTTTGTATCAATGTTGTAATTGGAAAATACATCATTTGCTCAATTAAATTATAATAACAATCTTTAAATACTCCAGCTCCTAATTCTGGATTTATAGATTGACATTCATGAGCGTATGAACTAACTCTCATATGTTTATAAAGCTCTAATTGATAACATACAAAAGCAGACTCTGTGTCATTGCAAATAACTAAATCATACTTATGATTAGCTAACGCTTTTACTATTGCAGTTCGAAAATTAATTGACTTTTCAAAATTAAAGCTGTCTGCAAATTGAAATAAATTGGAATGCTTACCATAAGACAATCGCTCTTGCTTGTCTGGATAGTAAACACTAATTCCAGATTCTTTTAGAAAATTTTCTTCAGGTTCTCCGTCACATATAACATCTATAAAATGCCCATGCTCTAATAAAGTTTCTACTACCCCCTTCATGAAAATTCCGTGTCCTGAACTAGGCCTAAAATTCATTCTGTTAATGATGAATGCTACTCTTTTCATAATATATTTTTTAAAAATAATATCCGTGCCGGCGGGTTATTATCCTTTAATTAATTGTTTAGTTGCTGTTAATTTATCGATACGAGAATCGATATACGAGTGATTCTCATCTACTCGTCTATGTACATTTTCTAATTCCTTTTCTATCCTTTGATAAATTTCAGAATTGCCATTATTTATGAATTGGTGAATTTGATTTACTTCATCTTGTAAACCTCTTAATTGTTTTTGCTGTTTTAATACCTTCACAATACTCAAAACAATAACTGACGCAAAAACGACAGCTATTACAGAAAGCACTCCAAAAGTAAATGATACTATTTCCATATTGCTTATTTTGTTTTTATTTGCCGGCACGGCTATCATTTACGCTACCAGAGGTTGCAAGTACTTTTAAAGCTACAATGTCAGGGACTTGAAATCCTAACAATCGCAAATCAGCTAAATCCATACGAGTTAATCCTTTGGCCGTAATTTTTTTTCTTCTATTTGATTCGTGTTTAAATTTTAATAACTCAGCACACTTTTCATATTCTTCTAAATTGCTATAATATATTATCAAGCAATCATAGATAAATTGTCTATCTGTATGTTTAGGTACATCATACTTACATACTAACCTAAATACATTATCAATCGTTTGCTTCGCTGACGGAAGTTCTTCTGCCATCACTAAAAACAAATTTAATCGATCTTGACGTTCGTCCGGAGTCATTAATCTAACTTATCTACGAAACGATAAAACTCATTTCTAGCTGCTGGGTCAATTAAAAATGCTCCTGACATCTTTGAAGTCATCATTGTCGAGTCGTGACGTACACCTCTCACACAAGCACACATATGATTCGCTGCTACCATTACTGCTACACCTTTATTACCTTCACACACTGTATTGATATACTCGTGAATTTGCATAGTTAAATTTTCTTGAACCTGAGGTCTGCGAGCAAAATACTCTACAATACGATTTAGTTTAGACAATCCAATAACCTTACCATCTTCAGACGGAATATAAGCTACGTGTGCATATCCAATAAAAGGTAAATGATGATGAGAGCAAAAAGACTTTACATCAATATTGCCTTGAAATACAATTCCATCATACTTATCTAAATTGTCAAATGCTGTAATTTTCGGAGCATCTTCATAACAACCTTGAGCTAAATCATTAACAAAGGCTTTTGCAACTCGCATTGGAGTGTCTGAAGAGTTAGGATCGTTTTCCCAATCAATACCTAACGCAGTCATGTAAGCTCCATAATGTGAAGCTGCAGCTATAATCATAGCCTGCTTCTCTTCTTTAGTTCTAGGAATAGAAGAGTTAGCATATTTTAATAATTCTTTCATATTGTAAATATAAGGAGTTCTAATGAATAAACCAAATTATAATGGTAATTCAATTTGAGTATTTTCTTTAAATACTGCTAGCAAATCAGACTCTCTGAAAAGAATATATTTTTCTTTGTTAAGTTTAATTTCTTGACCACCATATGCTGGTATCATTACTTCATCACCTTCTTTAACTGACATTGGAATTGAAACTCCATTCTGAGTATACAATCCAGCTCCTACTGAAATTACTTTTCCCATTTTAACGTCATCTGCAGTTGCAGTTTCTGGAATAATAATTCCTGATGCTGTTTTCTTTTCTTCTTTAGTTTTATGTTCTTTAACTAAAACTCTGTCGCCTAAAGGCTTAATTACTTTATTTTCCATATTAATCGATTGTATATTTGTCAGCTCCGTCTTCTGATTTAGCTACTATGCTTCCGTTAGCTAACACTGTTAATGTTAAATTGTATTCTTGTTTTAAAAAATCTTTAATTGCAACTATATCCATATGGTTTGTTTTCCATAATAAATGTAAAACGTTCATTGCGTCAAATGCTGTTGGTGTCTGTATCATATTATACTCCTCGTTTATCGTTATAAGCTACTATGTGAGCTCTTCCTGTGAAATTATAGCCTCTTTTAATACACTCTTCCATTACATAAGGATAGTTAGGTTGTAATTTATCTAGCGTATCTCCTGCTGGCATAACCCATACTTTATTTTTAGGTATGTCATGAGTTGCAATAAACTCTTCTATTTCATTCCACACTTCAGGATCGTTTCTATCTACAACTGGTTTGAAATGATAATCTAAATGATACTCCATCATCTTTTTCATAACATCATGATTCATTCTAAATTTGTTATGTTGTGTGATAAGCTTTTCATTTACATCTACTCCTAATGGAGTTTCAGTTCCTAATTTTGGAATTGAGTTTTTAAACTTAGGTGATAGTGATATTAAATCTATTTTATAATTAGTTTCAATAAAATGGCTTCCTTCAGTTTCAATAGTAACATACATTCCTCTCATACGTTTAGCTATATTAACTAATTCATCAACTAACTCAGGATGCATAGTTGGAGAACCACCTGATATCATTAAATGATTGATCTGAGGATTGGTTTCAAATAGTTCTTGAATAGCATTAAGAGTCCAAGTACCTTTCTCTGGATGAATACTTGTATACCAAGAATCACACCATCCTCCTTCTCCAAAGTAACATCTGTGAGTACAGCCTGTTGTTCTTACTAGAAAATGAGGACGACCTGCTCGTGAACCTTCAGTTTGAACGCAAGTATATGCTTCAATGATAGGTTGTATTTTATTATAGTCCATATTTATAACTTATTTTTAATAATATTAATTTTAACATCTCCATTAATAATTTGATCTTGCACCTTAGATGCTTCTTTAAAGTTTTTACAGTCCGTTACATCCACATTGATTGTTATTCCTAACTCTTTTAATTGCTCAGGCGTTAATGGTTTAATTGGTTCAGGTTTTACAAACTTTGGATAAGTTCTTTTAAGTGGTTCTTTTTTAAAGAAGTAACCAGCTATGTCGACATAAGGTAATAATTCTTTATCACCTTCAATAGTTGTAGTTCCATTTTCGGCTTTTAACATTACTATTTTATATCCCATTTTATGAGACAACCATTTAATTATTTTTATCATATATGTAATTTATTTTAATGTCTCCGAATGTGGTTGTTACAACCCAATAATTATTCTTCATAGATGCTAGAGTTTTTATCATTTTCAAAACATTCTACTTTAATCACTTTACATCTACCAGCGTCTGTCTTAGATAACACTTCATTAAAGTGATCATAAACTAATTTAGCATTGCTTTCAGCTCCCATTTTATCTAGTAAATGAACTTTAGCTAAACCCATTTGCCCTAATTGTTCAAATACATCAGCATAAGGATCGTCTTTTTGAATTAGTAAAGTATGATCCCACATATGATCCATCCATGACTTAAGACCATTGCCTACTGGTTTGTCTTTAAACCCTGAATAGTCTACAATCCAATTCATATCGTCTAACTGTTTATTAACGTCAGGTTCATTGGAGGCGAACCATACTTTAAATTTTAACGCATATCCATGTAATAATTGACAGTGTGAATGTTGAGCTTTCCACTGTCTAATTGCCACGCTATAGTTATCAAAAGTTTTAGTACTTAAATACTGTGCCATTTTATTATTTTTAGTTATTAATTATTTTTTAATATAGACAATTCTTTGTAAAATACCAAATCTTTTTTAATTAAATTTTCAATTGAAATAAAATCAAATCCAGCATCTTTAAAAGTCTTTCCTATATATTGTCGAATATGTTGATAATATAAAGTATCATTTATCATTGCCTGAAAATGTGCTTTTCTTATTACCTTATGATTATGTTTACATTTAGTTACTAAACTAGTATAGTCTATACCTATATAGTCGCCCATTATGTCAGAAGCAGAAAAATTACCAAATGGGGTTAAATATATTCCTTTACATGCTATTCCAACATGATAGTTACTCCTAGCAAAATCAATTTGACTTAAAATTTCGCATTGGTTAGTATATAAATTTTTACATGCTATCATATTTTTATATGAAGACTTATCAGATTTTTTTCTTTTCTTTAATTTATCAATTAATTGAAGCCTATCAGATCCTACTATCCCTGCAAAGGTATTGCCCCCTTCCCCGCCTTCGGCTATATTATAAAACTCAGCCGAGTTTACTGCGTCGTATAATTTAATATATCGTTTTTCTGCTGAGCGAACTTCATCTTTACTATTAAAGTATTCAAGTACTACTCTTGTGAAATTTTCACATCCATGTTTTTTAATAGCTCGCCGTAAAAGTTTACCTGAACCTAAATACTTATCCGTGTCTTTACCTTCATACTTACCAATATACTTTTTATTATTAATAAGACAGGTTGTTATATATACAAACATCTTTTAAAATAAATATATAAAACCTCCATAATCTATTAAATATAATAAATTCTTTTCAATTAAACAAGAATATTTAACTTACGAAGAGAATTAATTGCAATCTTTTCTCCTAGAGAAAGAAAGTCTTCTTGCTTGGTTGTTGAAAGAGCAATCTCAATCATATTATTAACCAGTGTCTTTTTATCGTCTGAAGCTGTTAATAAGAATGTGCTTAGCACATCTATGTTAAGATAATTCTCTGTAACTACAACGGGTTCCGGAGTTACTTGATCGACGAATGAGCCTAAATTGCCATTTCTCGATTTATTTTCTTTTGCCATAACTAATTTTTAATAATATATAAAATTTATTTTACGAAACCAAATCAATTTTGCTTCTGTGAAACTCAATAATACATTGTTTATGATTTGCTCCATCCATTGTATATATTGGGCTTTTACTTATACGCTTTCCATTTCTAGATGCTGTCCAAATAAATGTCTGATCAGGCATACGATATCCTGTGCATTCAGCTATATGGTAATATTCTTTATTGATTTCGAATACCCAAGCTTTCAGTCTGGTCGTAGTTGGTACTGGTTTGATAGTTGTTAATACTTCTGTTATATCCATTGGTTTTAATTTATATTTAATATAAGGTATTCTTTTAATCGAAACAAATAAACTTTGTTTAAACAGTAGTAAACCAACAATGATGTTGGCTTCTTTTCATTTATTTTTAAAAATCCATATCCATATTATCTGCTTCAATCTTCTTTACTTTCTTTTTAGCTTCTTCCATGCTATTTGGAGAAATTGCAAAAGATCCTTCTTCAGTCATGTCACCAAAAACTTTTCCTGCAGCAAGAGCTTTAGTTATTTGTTTCCAAAATTCATCAAAGAATTCGGCTTCAAAATAGAATTTTTTGTTTTTACTAGCCGTAGCAAGCATTTTGTCAAAAGCAGCATCTTCGCCGGCATCGTAAAGCTTTTTCAAGCTCATTAGTGTTTTTCCTGTTATAGCTACTTCTGCTTTAAGTGTTCCACTCTGGTGTGGGTAATATTCAAACCAATAGTATTTTTTAGCTGGATCTAATGTATTTGCTTCTTTTAAAACTTTACGAATTTCTTCGCGAATTAATTGTTTAAATTCTTGTTTGTTCATTTTTGTTTCCTTAATTATTTTAAATTATTTAATAATCCAAGTAATTATACCGTCTTCATCTTGCGCAACGATTCCAGATACTTGCCAATTTAATTTATTACTCTTTAAAAACTTGTTAGCCATTGTTATAAATCTCTTTCTAGAAGATGAGTTAACGTCTCCCTCATCAGAAAATAATTCAAACCACATTTGCTGAATATCATCATCTCCTAAATATCCTTTATCCGATAACTCGTCATCGCTTAATTTTTGACCTGATTTAGGAGTTGCTCCTTCGCTAATTACTTTTCTAACCTCTTCGCGTATTAGTTTTCTGAATTCTGATATTTTCATTTTATTGTGTTGGTTTAAAATTATATTAATAAATATTAGCTAGCTGCTAATTGAGCGTTAATAAAAGTAGATTTAGTTCCAGCGTATCGTTTATGTTCAATCTTTCCTTGAGATTGAGATATACCATAAATGATAAATTCTTTAGCTAATCCAATTGCTGGCTGAGGTTCTCCTTCAAGATAATATACAAATCCTTTAATATGTGAAAAATAATCTCTTTTTCGATCGATAAAATCTTGAACAATTTCTTCAGGATTTTTTACAAACGTATGTTTTACAATTAAAAGCATTGCGTGTAAAAAAGTTTTAAAGTCTTTTTCTACAGGAGCAGTTACTTTAATTCTAGCTTCCTTACCTTTTGAACCAGCATCTTGAATTTCCGCTGCATCCTTTGCACTAATATAATATTGTACATCCGAATCTGCTCCTGCTGTTTGAAGTACTAATTTAGCATTATTAACTAACTCTTTTTGACTTATAATAGTTCCACGTAAATCTTTTAATTTTTTAAATCCGTCATAATGTAAATCAATAACTCCGGTTGGATATTCTGCGGCTGCTATCATTCTATCAAAAAAGTTTTCTTTAGTAATTGTAGAAGTATTATCTTCAGCAGCTGCTTTTTTATCTTTTGCAGATACTCCATATCCATCTCCACGAAAATTTGTAGTTAATATAGAATACATTGAATTTGCAGTATCTGCATTTCCAAATACTTTAGTTAAATTAGCTTTTAATTCTGAATCTTTAGAAGAATCGTTTAATTCAATAGCATTTAACAATTCATAAAATTTACGAAGCTCATTAATATATTTAAATCGTCCGGCAAATCCTGACTGTGCCATTCTAATACCCGTTGGATCTTCTTTAACTTCCCAAACTCCGTCTGGTAGTTTTAAATCTTTTTCTGCCGTACCTCCTGACTTAGCTCCTTTAATAGCCATTACTGCCATCATTTCCCCTCGGCCCATTCCTTTAGGAGCTATGTCAAAAAACTCTTTCCAAAGATCCCAATCTGATTTGATAAAAGATTTTAAAGTGCTTTTTTGAAATGAGTCTATCCAAGATTTTTGTTTTTTCGGAAATTTTGAAAATATATCAAAAATAAACTTTTTAGCTTGATCAGGAACATCTGGCTCAATACCTTTAACTTCTCCATTAACCAATGCTTTAAATTTATCTAAATTTGTAGCTTCTGTTAATAATCGTTTAAAAGGAGCTTTAACGCCCATTTCATCTAGAATTTCTTGCAGTCTAATCATATCTGATTTATTGCTCATATCCGGATATCCTTTATCACAACGATAGCTCCATTCAGTTACAATAGCATCAAAATCTAGTTTTGGCTCTTTTGAAGTTGAAGTTGTTTTAGTTTCGATAATAATTTCTTTAGGTGTGTCATTAACTGACTCGTTATTTGACTTTGCAAATAAAGCGTCTAAGTCAATTGATCTAGAAGTATCTTTCTTCATAATGTAATAAATCTAATTTAGATGATACGTCAATTAATTGTGCAGCGTTTAGCAAATCAGAATATTCAGCTATTGCTTGATTTTGAATTTTTCTAAACTTTTTCAAAAAGTCAAAGGTAGGTAAATGTTCTGAAAATATATCTGCTGATATTTTATTATAGTCTTCTCCTAACTTAAACTCAATGGCATATGATTTATTTACAATATCAATTAAACTGTCAAATTCTCCATTGAATTTAACTGAAGGAAGAATTGGCATTGCATTCCAATCTATCATATATTTTTGAAGCATTACAGAGTGTTCCAATTCAGATACAGACTCAGCTTCGAAGAAAGCTGCTGCTTTTTTATAATTTACATTGATACACCAATTAGCTGCACTTCTGTAAAAATAGTGCGCTGCATATTCATCAGCCAACCTATCATTAAATGCAGATATAATAGTCTCAGGAAGTGTTTTAGGTTTTAAAACTGATGACTGAGAAGCTACTACATTTTGCACTGTTGTGTTTGGATATTCCATATTATTATTACTTTAAAATAAATATCGAAAAGTATTAATTTCCGGTTGATCCATAGCCACCTTCTCCTCTTTCTGTTGAAGAAAGCTCTTCAACTTCTTCTAATTCAATTTGTGGGTATGGTATAATTAACAACTGTCCTATACGATCTCCTGGTTGATAGCAATTGCCATTGATTTTTGTTGGTCTGAATTTGAACATCAACTCTCCACGATATCCAGAGTCAATTACTCCTACATGATTTGTTAAATATAAATCTGTTTTAGCATTGCTAGATCTAGGAAATATCAATCCTACATACCCTTCAGGTATTTCTATTGCCAATCCAACGCCATACACGACATTTCCGTGTTCATCAAATGTTCTTGACGTAGCTGTTAAATCCATTCCAGCATCTCCGAGTTTTGCGTAAGATGGTATTACTGCATCTGCATGCAGCTTTTTAATTTTAACTTTCATAGGTGTGTTTTTATTTTTGGATTGAGCCTGTATGTGTTGTACATACAGACTATAAATCCAATCTTCTTTTCTATTCATTTTATTTTATCTCACATCCGTTTGATCCACAGGCTATCTCGCCTTTTAAATTTGTATCATCTGTTATTTCAATTACTCCTGATAAATCAATATTAGATAATGACTTCATCATCTCTTCATATTTTTCTTTAGTGCAATCTTCAAATGGAGCTTGCATATATGTATGATCTGAATAAGGTAGAACTGATAAGCCATTATAAAATGCTTTATTCTCCCACATCCATTCTCCTACCATATCCCATTCGTCAGCTTTAATTGAAACCGTTGCTGAAATGTTATGAGTATTTTGTCCTGTCCTGTGACCTGTCTTAATCCAATTAGTATAAAACCATTTTACACGCTCTAACAATTCAATAGCCGATTCTGTTCTATAAATTGCTCCATCAGGTGCATTTTGTGGAACTGAAATAACTGCCGTATCGTGAGGACGGAAATATTCATCTTCAACTAACTCAGGATGATTGATTAGCAAGTAAGTGTAAATTGCTTCATTCTTACCAACTCGAATTCTACGCATATAATAATCATTATGCCAAGCGTGAATGCCTGATGATGTACCTAACACCAAAGATGAAGTCCCTGAAGGTTTAATAGTGGTTGATCTTGCTGAAGCGTTAATACCAATTTGCTTGGCTATAATAGCATTTGTTTCTTTTACTAAATTAGCTGCTTCTTTTAAATTAAATTTCTGAGCTGCGCCTGAACCTACACCTGTCATACCTACACCAATTAAAGCGTCTTTCTCTGTTGTGCGTTGCCATATTGGACGTAAATAGTGAAAGTTAGTATATCCTGCTTGAAGTGTTCCAATAAATGAAGCTGCCTTAACTCGCGCATTTAAATCTTCTTGAGAAGTAACGTCTGATACATTTACTTCACATAGGTTACAGAATTGAAATGGACGAAGTGCAATTTCACAACATGGATTAGTTCCCCAGTCTTTATCATTTGATAAATAAATTCCTGGCTCTCCTGCTCCTGAAGCTTCTATCTTTTTCCATAAAGAAAAGAAAAACTCTTTGGTTACTTTATTTCTTAATAACACAGCTGAGTTATTTGCTCTGCCTCTTTGCGGATTGAGTTCCCACCATGGACCTGACTTGCAAGAAATCATTTCTTCATCGTCTGCACTGAATAAAGATATCAAAGCTGCTCTACGAATACCACCTGCTAATACTGCATCTGCAATATGACAAACGATATCATGCACTTCAATGCAAGTTAATTTATCATTGTCTTTTTTAGTGTCTAGTATACCTTGAATTTTAATTAAACATTCTTTTAAAGGTTGAGGCCCTGGAGCTTTACCTCCTGACGTAACTAACATAGCTCCTTTTTGACGAATGTCTGAAAAGTCAAAATTCAATGTCGAACCTCCTTCAAAGTAAGACTTCATTAACATTTTAACTGCATCTGCCCATCCTTCAATAGAATCGCCAATTAAATATCTTCTATTTCTTTTAGCATCTGGTTTTCTAATTTCAGGTAAAGATTCTACATGATGCTTTTGTACTGAGTACCCTACGCCAGTACCTCCTAGTAATAAAAACATTACTTCACCAAAAGCTCTCCAATCGTCGATAGGTAAATAAGCACAATTATAAATTCTGTTAGGAGATATTTCAATTGGCTTACCACCAAATTGTAAACTACGCATTGACGGTAAAATCTTTTTATCGTAAACGAATTTATACGTCTCTTCAATCTCTGCTTCTAACTGTGGATACTTTTTAATGTGCATTTCTTTATTTCGAGTTACTAGCTCTTCCCATGTTTCCCTTCGTTGTTTATTTGCTAAATAACGTGCATACTTCATGTAGACTGTTACGTTTGATAAAATTTCGTTTGATAATTCCATATTGATTTTTAATTAAGTTTGAGTTCCCTGGCTGGGCTTATAACTATTAGTTAGCCCAAAGAATCTCCGGAGATTTCTTTATATTTTTGTGATAAACTTTTACGCAATAACGACTCGCCGTTCTCCATGTCTTTCTTAGTGTCTTTGCCTTGTGCAGAAGTCTCTTCGTATATATGAATCTGCCCATTAGACATATTCATTTTTGAAGGAAGTGTAATACCATCAGGACCGAAACGATTCTTAATGATATGCCATCTGCCTGTACCTGCTATTTTATCAGTTACCTTTCTTGATAAAGATAATACAAAATCAGCAATCATTACTTTTGCATAGGACTCTGAAATTTTACCTGCTTCGATAATGTCATCTTCTAATGCGGACCTATTTGCTTGCGAAGCTGTGTATAAAGGAACTTCATACTCGCCTGCTATACCACGCAAGTCTTCATATATGGATTCTAATTCATGACGCATTTCTTTTCTAGCTACAGCACCTCTTAATAAATCAGCATAATCGACAATTATTAAATCTGGCTTCTTACCTACTAAAATCATTTTTTCAATATGAGCTCTAAGAGTTGAACATGAAGCTGTCTTAGTTGGATAGTATTTAATAACTAAATGACCTTTAAGTTTATCTACAGTGGATTGAACTTCGTCAATATTATATTTTAAACTTTGATTTGCAATGCCAGTTAACACAGCATCATATCGCTGACCTACATAACCTGCATTTAATTCCAAAGTATAATGAACAACATTTAATCCTTGTTTAATTGCATGGGCACCTACATTGATCAAGCCCCATGACTTACCAATACCTGCGGGAGCTACAAACACAACTAATTCTCCTTTACCAAATCCTCCGTCTGACACGTCATTGATAATTGGCCATGGAGTAGGTATAGTCGATCTAATATTATCTTGATATCGCTCTACAACTGATTCATTATACTCATGTCCTATCTCTTTATCAGCTCCTGCTTTCATCGCTAAGTCAATTGACGCTTTAATTGCGTCATACTCTCCTCTGCGAAGCAATTCAACTGAATCTAATATAGCTCTTTTAATACATTGATTTTTGCAAAATCCTAAAACTTCTTCCTGCACAAACTCTAAGTCATTTGACTCTAAATATTTATAAGAATCTTTTAAAGACTCTACTATCGATGATTTAACGACCTCTCTATCAACTTCTTGAACTTTTATTTTAAATACATCTAGTGTCGGCGCTGATTTATATTCGTGAAAATATTTAACAATAGTCTCTACTATCCACTGATTTGCTTCGGACTCAAAGAACTCAGGTAATAATATATCTGACACTTGTTGCAAAAATGCTTTATTGCTTAATAGCGAAGATATAGTTTTAACCTGAAACCCGTGACCGTAATTGCTTAATTTATCTGACATATGTTAAATATAGGTTATTCTTTTCGTATTTCAAAATTATCTTTGACTGAATGCTGCTAGTGTATTAAAACTACTTCCTAACCAACTATCTACATTTGGAATAGCAGTGTATGCTTTATCTAACATAAACATCTTTTTAAAATTGAAAGTATCCAATTTAGGTATTGGCTGATTAGCCATATCCACTATCATCAATTTGAAATTTCCTGAAATGTCTAAATCTTCCAATGACATTAATTGCCAATTAAGACGCATAACAGCTTCATTGTCTACTACTGTTTTATATACTTTATGTTCATCTTTCCTAGCTTTACAATAGTCTAATACTTCTTCGAGACTGACTGTTGCGTCTCCTAACAAAAGCGGAAACTTGCTCTGTAATGTCTTTATACCAATACCGTTTATACCTTTGATATTGTCAGATCCATCTCCCATAAATACTTTATAATGTATAAAGTTATGTGACGGAATGCCAAATTTTTCTGAAACTTCTTTAGGCGTGAAGTATTTTTTCTGTACAGGTCTCCATACTGATACTTTCTCATCTATTAATTGAATAAAATCTTTATCGTCTGACATTATAATTACTTCACTATTTTTAGGACGAAAGACGTCTGTAGTTAAATAAGCTATGGTGTCATCAGCTTCAATATTATCAATGGATATGAGCGTCATTGGAAGGCACTGTAAATATTCAGACAGTCTACCCATTTGTCTGCGCATTGAAGCAATTTCAGCTTCTACTGTCTGCTCTCCAACATCCTCTCGTCTATTAAATCTAGTAGACATTGATCTACCTTCTTTATAACCAGAGTGCATTTTCTTTCTTCTAGCAGAACCTCCTTTGCCGTCAAACACAATTATACATCGTGTAGGTTTGAATTGTCTTACTACTGCAGCTATGGATCGCATAAACCCAACATAACCGCCTATATGCTCTCCATCGTCATTAACGAGTGGGACCGCACTGAAGACGCGAATAAACGAATTCAGGCCATCGACAATTAAGACTTTATCGTCTTTGCCTAGGCCTGAACTTTGTTTATCGTGCTCTTCGCGGATTTGTTTAAGTAAATCTGCGTAACCTTTCATTTTTTATGATTCTTCTCCGTCAAACTCTGACTCAACTGTTATGTCGTCAATACCAAAGTCTTCACCGGCTTTATAATTAAGAATATACTTTTCACAAATTGTTTTATAAACTTGCGCTTTCATTTCTGGATCGTCCATTAACTTTGATTTGAAATCCTTAGATTGAAATTTAATTATTTCGCCAGTATCGATATTGGTATATGTATACCAAGCTCCTGCCTGAGTTACTAAATTAAAGTTCTTCATCATTGTTAACCAACTACCAAAGTCATCAATACCAGAGTCATAATAAATGTCATAGTCTACAGTTCGTAAAGGCGGGCCCATACGATTCTTAACTACTTGAGCTCGAGTTGTCGCTCCAATTACTGCTTCTGGCAGATCTGCCGACTTAGCTATTTTAATTTGACCTACCGATTTAAGACGTAAACGAACTGAAGCGTGAAAAGCAATTGCCTTACCACCTGATGTCGTCCATTGGTCTCCAAACGTAACTCCTAATCGAGTACGTAACTGATTTGTAAATATTAAGCATATACGCTCTCTACCAATAAAATTAGTAATTTTACGCATAGCTTTAGATAAAATAATGGCTTTTGAAGTTGCCCAACCATCTTTATCATAGTCAGCTGCCATTTCCTGTTTAGTGGAAGCACCTGCTACTGAATCTACTACTATAGTTACAATACGTGACTTTGAATTTTTTCTAACAGACTCTACAATACTGTCCATAGCATCAAAGATGTCTTCTATTGTCTCTAAAGGAACGTATAACATATCCTTTAAATTCACGCCAATAGCTTCTAGAAATTCTCTTGACACTGCATTTTCAGTATCGATATAAACTGCTAACCCACCTTTCTTCTGCGTATCCGCCAAGGCGTGGGCTGCTAATAATGATTTGCCTGAAGCCTCTAATCCTGTAATCTCAATAATTCTTCCAACAGGAAGTCCACCATTAGGTCGATTTGAAATTGCCAAATCTAACATAGTGGAACCCGTTGAAATCCATTCATTAACATCACTCGGAGCATCTGTGTCTCCTTCTAAGAAATAAGCTACTTTATAATTAGAGCTTTTAAATTTCTTATTTAGATTATCGGCTAATACAGAAGCTAAATCATCTTGCATTTGACTTTCGTCTACTACTGTTTTCTTTGCCATGATTATCCTGTCGTAACCTCTCGGTTACTTGTTTTTACTTACTATTAAATAAATTATCGAATGCCGATGCTACGTCATCAACTTTAGCTACTGGTGCTTCCTCTTCAATAGAAGATTTATTAGCATTTGAAGCTTTAGCTGGAGCAGCTGCCTTTTCTTCAGACTCTGCATTTTCAGGATTCAACCAGTTATGCAACATCTTGGTCATTTCCTCATATGAGTACTCTTTAAAGATGTCAGTTACTTTAGGTTGATTACCAAGCTTTTCTAAAATAGCTTTGTTGTCAGTTACTGGAGTTTGATTTGGTTTAACACGAATTGACGTCTCTGGATAAGATTTACCGGTTTGATCAGCTGCTTTGAATTCAACTGCGATGTCACGTCCTGCTACTGGATCTGAAATATCACCATAATCAGGGTCTGCAATAAATCCTAATAGTTCTTGATATACTGATTTACCAAAGCCCCAAAATTTAACGCCTTCTGCTTCCTTACCACGAACGATAACGGGTACATAACAACGCATTGTTGGTTCTAATTTTTTACCTGCTTTCCAATCATCAGAGTTACCTGTTGATTTTAATTTTTCTGCAAATTCCACGATAGGGTCGGGACGACCAAATGACATTGGAGATAAAACAGATTTACCACCGAAGTTATAATGGAAATAAAGTTCTAAGAATGGATTTTCTCTGTTGTGTTGATAAGGTACTATCCTTACTACTTGAGTGCCTGGTTCAGGCTTCCATAAATTGTTTTGTTTTTGTGTTACATTTTGTAACGAGTTAAGCTTCTGCTTAATTGCATCGAGATTGATTGCCATGATTTTTTTGTTTTTTATTTGTTATTAATTAATTTGTATTTAGTAATTGTCTACGCAAATTCAATTTGTCTAGAATAGTCAAATTTACATTTTCAACACTAACATAACTAAATATAAGTTACTTTATTCAAAGT